TCTACGAGCATATAATCCTTCTTTACAATATCCAATATTATGCTTAATAATATCTTTTATACCAATACCTCTTTGTGTAAGGTAATGTATCGCATGTTTATATTCAGGATTAAATCCTTTTGGTTCTTCTGCTAAACTAATAAATTCTTTTGGAAGTGAAATGAATACCTTTGTTTCGGCATCTTCTTGTTGTGGAGTCCAATTACTATCCCCATATATCTCTCTAATTAAAGATATTGTTTTTCTATCTACATCTAATTTACGAAGTAGGGATGTCAATTTTTTACCACCACTATTACAAGTCCAACAATGCCATTTTTGAGTTTCGGTATTAACTTGTAGTTTTGGTTTGTGGTGATTACAAAAAGGACAGTAAAAAGCTAATTCATTACCCTTTAGAGTAAGACCGCTACCCAATACATTAGTAAGGGCAGTAATTACCTTATTTTTATCATTGCTACTTAACACAAACCAAATATACAACAAATATTTGAAATTACCAAATTTTTATGGTTCTAAAAACCACTCTTCTGGTATTTCCTTATCTGCGTATTTGTAACCATTCTTTTCACACCACATACCATATGTGGTCTTAGAATTCTTACTGATTTTGTTTTTTGAGTTTGAAAATACAAAGCGAATATCCAAATTTGGATGCTGCTGTTTTACTAATTGATGCTTTCTACGGTCTGCTGCAACAAATCTACCTTTTGTTTCTACTATGATTCCATTAGGTAAACGAAAATCAGGATTGTAAGTATGTTGAGAAGCAGGTACAATGTAAGGAATCTTTTCAGACTCATATTGTACAACAATCCCTTTACCTTCAATTTGTTGTGAAATATTTTCTTCAAGACCGGATTTAAATCCATATTTTCTAGCAACCCATTTAGAGTTTACTTTCTTTTTTGTAACTTTTTTGGCCATTAAATTTATTTTTTCTTCATATCGGAGTACTTAGTTGCAGAAATTTCACCACCTCTACCTGTTTTGAATTTAGCTGCAGTTAAAACTTGCTCATCTGCTTTTTTCAAATCGTTTGTAGTGTATGGCGTTTTTGCATTTACTCCAGCTTCAAATGAAATTTTATCAACTCCCAATGCTGCTTTTTGCCCATCGTATAAATCTAAAATCTTTGACATAATGTTTATTGTTTAATATAAATATAAATTAAGTATCAAAACGAATAATAAAGTTTACAGGCATTTCTGATTCAGATTTAATTGGTTGTGGTAATTTTGCTACCGCCACTAAATCACAATTATCATCATATAAACCAATTGTTGTGATAAATGGTGCTAAGAAAGAGCCTGTTGAATCCATAGAACCACTTAAATCGTAATGTTCAAATCCGGCAAAATGGGTAGAAGAACTTACGGATGATGTATAACGATAATCCAAAGTATTTCCATTTTCTAAAATAGATTTTTTACGAATATATTTTACACCAGGTTTTGTTGTTGTTTTATATATCTTACCATCTGAACCTGTTATGTATTCATCTACTCTACCAACCTCAACTATTGCTGATGGGTTTTGTGATACATTGAATTCATCTTCATTCACAATTAGTAAATATTCGTGTTCGTAAATTGTTTTAGTAGATTTATATGATAATTCCCAATCCGCATTTAATAAAGAATCAGCTTCTCTAGTTAAAACTAATAATCCATTTGCATAGAACACATTACCAATTCTATCACTACCAGCCGCTCCTTCTAAGAATGGAATATTTTCAACAATCATTACTCCAGTGTTCGCATTGAAACTAACTATCTTTAAATCATAACTAACACCATTATAAACTAAATTTAATTCATTTAAAGTAACATCAATACCAATTATTTGAAAAGAACCGGAATATGGATTAGTAGCTACATCTTCAAAATCCCAACTATTATTATTTGAATCAATTTTACCAACAATAACACTATCACCATCTGCACCTATTAAATTTCCGTATCCATCATCTATAAAAGATGTATCGTTTCCATTTTTATCAGTTAATAAAATAGAACCTTTTTTTATACCCTCTCCAACATATATTTGTGGAATAGATATTACTTTTGCACTACCACTTAAAAATCTATCTCTGGTAGATGCTTGTATATTATATTCATTAGATTTAGAACCATATCTTAAAAATGGATTATCTTCATTTCCATTATAAAATTGAGCTCTTAATTGTCCATATATTGAATTTTTTGGAATTCCATTTGATAATTCACTAGAGCTTATATTAGCCTCATATAATGATATATCGGTAGAAGTATCATTAAAACTCCACTCCTTATACGCCTTAAATGGGCGAATATTAATATCTGATTTTGGTATCCTTTTTAACATATCATCTATAAATATCTTATAAACTAAAAACCCAACTTTTTATGGTTGGGTTAAATAGTTCGATATAAGTTACTCTCTGATTAGAAATCTAATTTAACTTTAATAGCGATTTCCTTATCAAATGATTTTGCAATCGGTTGAGAAGTTTTTGCAACTGCTAATAATTCATTTGCATCATCATAAAGACCTACTGAAGTAATATATACTTTAGGGTCTCTTTCGAAAGATGAATTTGCGAATGCTCCAACCGAACCACTTACGAATGTTGGGTTATTTGAAAAGTTAAATTCTCTATTGTTTGCTCTCACAAAATAATGTGAAGTAGAAACGTTTTCAGTTCTACGAGCTTGGAAGTCGGCGCCCTTTTTCAATGCATCAAATAATTTTAATGAACCTGATACTGAACCCGATTGGTGATACTGATTTGTTGTTGAACCAGCTGCTGCCATTAAATTACCACCTACTGATGCTGATAATGCGTTTGGATTCAATAAGATGATACCCATATCAGGGTAGAATAATCCAAATCCTTGTCCGTTTGATGCAGTATAAGTATTGATTGATGCAGTTAATGCAGAACCAATATTCAATGAACCACTAACTAAGTTATAAACTCTACCTGCGGTTGTTACATTTTCATCAGTTCCACCACTATCATCAATAAGAGTTACTAATCCAACCGAACCAGAAAGGTTGATTGAAACGTTACCTGGGTCTAATCTTTCTTTGTATCTTGCTCTATTTACGTTGATTGCGTAGAATGATGTCAAATCATGTGCCGCAGCGGTAGAACCACTATACACACTAAAGTATGCATCGGATGATTCTAATAATATATTTTTAAATTGATTATATACAGCTTTAGTAGATAATGTAGATGAATCATCTTGTGTTAACGTAGGTGCACCATATCCGTTTACATCGCCATATGCAATTGAAAACTGAACCTCTGCGGTGTCGGATGATGTTACTGCGTTGTAAACATCTAAATAATATTTACCAGTAGAACTATTGTGTTGTAAAGATGATGTATAAAAAGTAGTTAATGAACCCGTATCACCACTCCAAATTCCTGAAGTTACGATTTCGGTTCTATTAGTTACTTTATCGATAGCACCAAATTTTTTATAAATACCATTTGTTACTGTTGTTAAATCGGAACTAATCTGCTCACCTTCTCCTAAAAATTGGTTTACAATTCTAACCAATTCATTGGTATCAACAGGAGTTCCTGCGGTATTTGCTGCGCCTGCTAAGTACTGGGATAAGTTACTTGCTAAAAGCTGTCCTCTATTATCTCTAATTAATGCCATAGTTTATATTATTGAACGTATGTTACGGTTACTGGAATTGTTTGTGAACCACCCGTTTCGTTACCATAAACAGTTATAGTTGTTCTGATAGTCGAAGTTAATGATGGGTTTGGAATAAATTTGAAAGTTAAACCTTTCGATACTGCTGCGGTTGCTGATACATCATCACCAATAAATACAGGTACTGAGCCTACATCAGCAGTTACTCCTTCACCTACAATATCACCTGCATTTTTGTTAGCTAATATAATAGTATAGCCCATTCTTCTATTTCCTGCTGGAGATGTTGTTGGAGAAAGTGATACTTCACCACTTCTTTGGTTTACTGAAATGTTAGGAACACCAAATTCAACCACCGGAATACGAGTTGTATTCTTAGGAAGAGTTACTAACTTATACTTCATTACTTGAGTCTCATCTGGGTTTGCTTCCAATACAGGCATATTTCTAATTGCCGCATCGTAGTAAGCGCTTCCAAGTGGATGTGCTGGTTCATAAAGTGTGTAATCAATCTCATCATCTGCTAAAGCAAATTGAGTGATGTTTAATCCTTGTCCAGCTGCTAATTTTTCTCTACCTTTTTTAGTAAGAATTGCATCAACTGTCAATTCAGTATTACTTAAATATCCCATAGTTTTTTAATTATCTTTGTTTATAAATATAAATATTTTAAAATTCCGTTATTCTACTTCCAATATTGGTTCACTTGCATCTCTACCTGCCTTATTAACTCTTAATGTATTAGGATTAGATGTAAATGTTTCTATTGGGGATGTTCCATCTAATGTAGTTGCTGCAGTATTTTTTGAACCTTTATAGAAAGAATTTTGTAATCCTCTCGTTAAATCGTTTGTATTTCTATAATGCGTTGGTAAGTATCCGCTCACATTTTTAACACTTATTATATTACCACCAACAGTAGGAACAAATGAGCCACTAAATGGTTGAATATTTAATTTGGTTTCAGTATAAGTTTGTATATCTGAAACGTATCCACCACGAGGGTCACCCAATCCATTTGCCGAAGCGGTTATAGCAAATTTAGTTACAACTCTTTCTTTTTGTTCGGTAACTAATTGTACTCTAACTCTTTCTTTAACTCGTCTACCATCAACATCAAAATATGTTCTGATTGCTGAACCACTTTGTGCATAAATACCAAATCCAATAGTTTCTAATTCAGTTTGTCCAACTATTGTATTTGTATTGTTTATATCTATTTCAGATAATATACTAGCGTTTCCTAAATCAGCATCTATTACAACTTCTTTTTGATAATACTCTGATATAAAATTTGTATCGTTATAATAGTTATATTCCGCTTCCTTTTGATAACTTTCAGCTATCGTATTTTCTAAAGATGCTGTATAAATTGTAGCATAATATTGAGAATTTTCACCTATTAGATTATCTGTTAAATTTGCGTCAACAACAACATCGTATTGATTACTACTAGCATTTAATAATGTTGTATCTGAATATTTTATGTTTACATCTTGTTGATATTCATCGCCCGTTGGTTTCTTTTGAGCAATTTTACTTCTTTCTAAGATGTGTGGTTCTATTAATAAACCAGTAGTAGCTTTAACTCTAGCCGGCAACATATTCTTAATATCTTCAAACATTGATTTCTCATATAGTTTGATTAAGTTTATGTATGAATAAATATCTCTACCATCAAATCTTTTAAAGTAATAATTTCTTAAATTATCTAATTGAGAGTAGTTTGATTTGTAATCATCTGATGGGTCTCCTATATAATTATCCAAATTAATTCCACCAAATGATTTAGCGATATCAATGTTCAACTCTTTTGTAGGAGAGAAGAATAAACCAACTCTGTTTGAATCGGTTGGAGATTGGTCGTATGCTTTTTTAGTTGCTCTACTTTTTGAAGATAAATCTGATACTAATTCTTGCGATTCAAATCTAACTTTATTTGTAGAATAACGAGATATTCCCATATCAGGAACCTCCAATACAACACTTCTATCTATTGCTTCAAATTGATATGGATATGTTGTTATAGGTGTAAATCCGCTAGCAGATGCTGAAAACGATGCCGATACATTTTCTGATAATATTGTTACACTTCCCGTAATTCCTACTAAGCCATCTTCTAATTTATTTCTAGTTACAGAAGAACTGTAATATATGTTAGTATCAACATTAATTAAAGATGATGATACTGATAAATTTTTAGGATATTCAAAATCTAAACGGAAATATAAATCATCGGTTGAAGATGAAATATGATTACCATTAATCATTTCTGGGAATGAAACGTGTTCGTAAAATCTATCAGTATTTAATACTTCAGACCACAAACGAAACTCATCAACGCTTCCTACATAAGAACCACCTAATTTAATTTTAGAACCATTATTCCAATCAGTTGCTGCTGAAGATGAAATAGATTCTGCAAATATAGTTCTTTCCTTTTCAGATTGTCTTACATCTAATTTTAATCCATCAGAACCACTACTTACTGAAATACCAAAGAATTTACCATTGTATATTGGTAATAATGATGATGATATTGCATTTGTAGTATTATAGTTAAATACAACATTTCCATATGATGATGTTGTAGATGCTTGTAATCCAACATTCCATCCGCTACCACTAATTACAGTATAATTTGTGTTTTGAGAAGGTTTTACAAATAATTCAATAGTATTTGGCTTTCTGTTTTTATTTGTGTTTTTCCATTCAAATTCTATTGCTGCTCCATTATTAAATTTAAGAGCAGTGGTAACATTATCATATACTAATTTACTCTTAGTTGTGTTGGTTACTTCTGGACCACCAAATTCTAAAATTGAAAGGTTTGATGAAGGAATACCATAGCAAGATAGTAATGCATAAATTCCTCTACGAGTTCCTTTGTGTTTTAATAAATAAGGTAAATTATTTGCTATTCTTCTCCAAACTTCGTATGTTCTAGCTTTGCCTGTTTTGGTATTTTTTATATTACCCTCTGAATCTTTACCAAATGTATATTCCCATAATTTTGTATCAGCAGATAAATTTTTAGCATCCCAATTAAAGGATTTTAAAATATCAAATAATAATTTATCCGATATATCCTTTCTATTGTACCCCAATCCTCTACTCTTCTCTATTGCTTTTGTATGAAAGTATATATTATCAAAATGATGTCCAATCATTGATAAAAACAATAGTAAACTTTCATTTTCAGTATTTGTTACAATAAATTGTGGTATATTATTTTGAACCCAATTAGGATTTTCAATATCAAAATCTTCTGCTAAAGTTATTAAATTTGAATACCAATTTACAACAGTTGAGTTTGTAGATAATATTCTTTGACCAGCGTTATATGGCCAAGTTATCGAGTTACTACCATTTGTTGTATATAAAGATGATGATGTATATAAGAAATTTTCAAATCCATCAAATCCAGATAACAATTCGTTTTTCTTTATTAATTGTCTTTCTCTTTCTTGTATTTCGCTTAATAAAGATGCTGATGGCGATGCGTTTGAACCACTTATACTATTTTCATATGCTTCTATTAATTGTACTTTATATACAAAATTATCTACTCGTTCTTTTGCTGAACTGAAATGTGTAAAATTTTCCCACAAATAAGTTGAACCACTTACATAATCAATATTTAACTCATCCATATTGATTAAAGATGAACTTAAATAGGTTGTAACTAATTGTGTAGATGATGTTGAACCACTCAATATTAAATTATCTAATGATTCAAAATTAGTAGATTGCCCTTTTACATAATCAATATCTAAACTGAAATTAGGTCCTTTTATTGGTGGGCAACTAATTTCAGATTGTTCACTTAATACAATGGTTTCAATTAATGGGTTTGCCATTAACTTAGTAATCCAAAAAGTTGAATTTGTTGAAACGTTAGCTGGTAGTGGTGAATATAATTTTAATATAATAGAATCAACTACATTACTACCTAATTGAATATTTCCTAAATTATCCGTTGTTTTATCGGATAAAGTCCAATTATCATTTTCCCAAGTAGAAATTAATATTTGTTCATTATTATCAAAGTTAGCAAGATGTGTTAGATACTTACTTTCTTTATCAGGTTCAATTACTTTTAATATATTAGAAAATGCATCAAAAATAGCAGATGAAAAGATATTCTCATCTAATTGTATTGTTGGTATTGATAAAAATGTTTTTACTTCATATTCATTACCAACCAACTCTTCAGCACCGCTTCTATTAAATGGTTTAAATATTAATGTAACATTATCACTTCCTGCCCAGTTAGAAAACTTATCTCTTAAATCTTTTAAATTTAAAGAAATGTTTCCATTTGGTGTTAAATTTTTAAATAAAGTAATTCTACTACCATCTTTTGCTTTTAAATCCACATCTATTGTAGAACAAGCAAATGATACATATTCATATTTTAAATCTATACT